ATGGGCAAGATCAAGACACTGATTGATCATGCAATGGATAAGTACAAGCGTGACTTAACAGTGAGTGAGATCGAGGGATTGTTCTTAGCTAATGAGAAAGGGCTGACTACTTCTGAGATTGATGAGTACAAAGCACACTTCAATAAGATGAAGTATGAAGAGCCTGTTGGTTCTGATGTAGCCAATGAGATTCTATCCAAGCTATTCCAGAAAGATGTGGGGTCACAACTGTATGCCCTGTCGTTTGATTACGTGAATAACAAGGATGTTAACCTTGAGCCACTACGTAAGATACTCAACAATCACCGTGAGGATTTCTTACCTGACCTAAACATTGAATGGGAAGACATCTCCCTTGAGACACTACTTGAGAAGGATGATGAAGAGGCACGTTGGAAGTTCAACTTACCCACACTTGCACAGCATGTTGAGGGTGTGAATGCAGGACACCTAGTCGTAGGTGGTGCTCGCCCTAACACAGGTAAGACATCCTTCCACGCATCACTGATCGCTGGACCCAACGGCTTTGCATCACAGGGTGCCAAGTGTGTTGTGCTCTGTAACGAGGAAGCCTATCACCGTGTCGGCACACGTTACCTGACAGCGGTAACTGGTATGACCATGAAGGAGATCAGGAAGAATCCCCATGAGGCACACGCCCGTTGGAACAAGCTAAGTGCCAACATCAAGCTCAAGGAATCTACCGGGCAGAACATGAACTGGGTTGAGCAGGTATGTAAAGCATACAAGCCAGACGTCGTCGTGTTAGATATGGGTGACAAGTTTGCTCAGGATCAATCGCATGAGGGACTCAAGCTCTGTGCTATCCACGCTAGACAGATAGCCAAGGAATATAACTGTGCAATCTTCTACATGTCACAGCTAAGTGCTGAGGCAGAGGGACGTACTAATCTTAACCAGTCCATGATGGAGGGCAGTAAGACAGGCAAGGCCAGTGAGGCTGACCTGATGCTACTTGTAGCTAAAGATCCTCCCGTTGAGGGCATGGAAGATGATGGGTTCACTCGACATATTAATGTTGCAAAGAATAAATTAACTGGGTGGCATGGGCGTATTACGTGTAATCTAAACTACTACATAGGAAGATATGAGGTATAACAGTGACGCAACGTAAACGATTCGACAGAGAACTATTTCAAAAGTATGATCAGCTAGCACGTGATGTGACTACAAAGTATCTACAGTCGATAGGTTATGAAGTGACTGAACACCCTGATAGATATGCACAGGACTTAATTGCATATGGCACAGACAAAGACTTCTGTGTCGAGTGTGAAGTCAAGTTAGTTTGGGAGGTCTCGGAATTCCCATACCCCAATGTTCAATTGCCTGAGAGGAAGAAGAAGTTCTTCAATGTGCCTACACAATTCTTCATATGGAACAAGCCACTAGAGCATGCGATGACCTTCTGGTCACACGATGTAGCTACACTTGAACCTGTCGAGGTGCCTAACAAGTATGTGTATGCAGGGGAATACTTCTATCAGGTACCGATGGAGATGATCAAGAAGGTGAAGGCATGCGAGTAGTACTTGACGTAGAGAACACTGTCACCAAGAAAGATGGCAAGCTACATTTAGATCCATTCACACCAACTAACAGCCTAGTCATGGTCGGCTTACTTGCTGAGGGCGAACATCCTAAGCACTACACCTTTGACCACAGTGAGTATGATTGTAAGTATGAGTACAGGAAGCGTGACTGTGAAGAGATACAGGCACTGCTGGATAAAACCACACTACTGATTATGCACAATGCTAGCCACGATCTTCAGTGGATCTTGGAGACAGGCTTCAAGTATGAAGGTGATGTGTGGGACACCATGCTAGGTGAGTACATCCTACAGCGTGGACAGAAACAACCCCTGTCATTGGAGGCATGTGCTGAGAGGCGTGACCTACCAGTCAAGAAGCAGGACACACTCAAGAAGTATCTCAAGGATGGATACACTGTAGATAAGATTCCGTATGAGGAGTTGAAGGAATACTTATACGGTGATCTTGAGACAACCATGGCCTTGTTCTATGAGCAACAGGCTGACTACAGGGACGATGCCAACAGAGGTCTTGTGCCTGTCGCTGAGCTAACCATGGACACTACCAAGGTACTGACAGACATCTACCGTACAGGATTTAAGGTAGATACGGATGCGCTTGAGCAGGTACGTGAAGAGTTTGAGGCAGAGAAACTATCACTCATACGTGATTTAAATCAGTCAGTCTTATCTCTTATGGGTGATACCCCGATCAACCTCAACTCACCTGAGCAGTTATCATGGGTCATCTACTCACGTAAGCCATTGAACAAAACACAATGGGCCAACGACGCTGATCCATACATGAGTCCTACTGACTTCAGGCGATTCGTTAATGAGTCAAGCGTTCCAGTGAGACGCACTAAAGCTGTTAAGTGTCCGGACTGTAAGGGTAACGGTACATTCTTTAAACAGAAGAAGGATGGCAGTAACTACAAGAACGCAACTAAGTGTGGAACCTGCATCGGTAGGGGCTACGTATTAAATGAACTACCTAAACTAGCGGGGCTGAAGTTCAATGCACCCAGTGCTAAGTGGCACAGTGCTAATGGATTCAGTACAAGTAAAGATAAACTGGAGTACTTACGCAATGTCTCAGTCAGTAAAGGAATGCAAGAAGCCGCATCGTTCTTATCTAAACTCACCAGACTTTCGGCGGTCGATACATATCTTTCTAGCTTCGTGGATGGTATCAATATATTTACTAAGCCAGATAGTAGGCTTCATGTACGGCTTACTCAGCACATGACATCTACTGGCAGGTTCTCAGGGCGTGATCCCAACATGCAGAACATGCCACGTGGCGGTACATTTCCTGTAAAACGGGTGTTCATCTCCCGATTTGCAGGAGGTAAGATCATGGAGGCTGACTTCGCTCAGCTTGAGTTCCGTGTAGCGGCGTACCTGTCGCAGGATGAAGTAGCAATCAAAGAAGTATCGGAGGGTTTTGATGTCCACTCATACACAGCACAAGTCATTTCGGAAGCGGGTCAGAAGACTAGCAGACAGGATGCGAAGGCACACACGTTTGCACCGCTCTACGGAGCAACCGGCTACGGAAGAACACCTGCCGAAGCACGATACTATGAGCACTTCACAGAGAAGTACAAAGGAATCGCCAGATGGCACAGAGAGTTAGCCAAGGAAGTTCTTACGTACAAGAAGATCACTACACCTAGTGGTAGGGAGTTCGCATTCCCCGATGTGAAGCGTAGGAAGAATGGCACAGTGACTAACTTCACAGCAATTAAGAACTATCCTGTGCAGTCATTCGCTACCGCTGACATTGTCCCTGTCGTATTGATTGAGATACACAAGCGTATGGCTGACATGCAATCATGTATCGTGAACAGTGTGCATGACTCAATCGTTATCGACATACATCCTGATGAAGAGGCACAGGTAATAGGTGTAATTGCGTCAGTTAATGGTGACCTGAAAGAAATCATTGACAATAAATTTAAAATAAATTTCAACGTACCCCTTTTATTAGAGGCTAAACTTGGTGTAAACTGGCTTGAGCAACAGGAGGTCTGATATGACAACAGAAATTGCAACACTCAACACTGCGAACTTCGCAGAGATGGCACAAGCTATGGGCATGGGTGCTGACATGAACAGCGGCCCATCTAAATCATCTACCCTTCCACGTCTACGTATCTGGAATCAACCAGTGATGGGGCAGGTAGAAGTCAAAGGCAAGCTGAAGAACATGGAGGTTGTACCTGCTGGTATGTACCGTCTTCAACTACCAGACGAATCATTCATCTATGCGGAGAGCGTAGAGATCCGTGTGTTTGTACAGCGTTTTATGTACAAGCGTTACAACTCAGATGAGAAGTCTTATGTGAAGACCATCATGGCTGAGGATCTTAACGGTGACCTGAAGGACAACACAGGTAAGTTCAACTGTGGTAAGCCAGCCGGTTACATTGAGGACTTCCAAGCCCTGCCGGATGACACAAAGGCTTTGATCAAACAGATCAAGCGTGTCCGTGTACTGCTTGGGGAAGTCAAGCTGATCAATCCCGTTGATGCTGATGGCAACGAAGTGGACGCAGATGTATCTCCATTCATTTGGGAGATTGATAACCGTGATGCCTTCAAGACAATGGGCACACCTTTCAATGTGATGGGCAGACAGAAGCGTCTACCTGTACAGCATTGGATTAAGTGTGGCTCAGAGGAACGTAGCTTGCCTACAGGCGCATCTTTCTTCTTGCCTACCCAAGAGCTTGACCTGAGTAATAACGTCGAGCTACAGGAGTCTGATCAGCAACGCTTCTCTGACTTCATTGAGTGGATCGGTAACTACAATCAGTACATTGTCAATGCGTACAATGAAACTAACGTAGCTCAGGTATCCAAGGCGGATGCTGATCTTGTCGATGAGTTCATGAACATTGATGAGGAGTGATCATGAACCATCCTGCTGAGATAAAGATACATCGGTATCTAGAGGATGTACGTAAGGCGAAACGTGGCATGAGCAGTGCCACTATCGCTCGCATCGTAAGGGACGTACAGGAAGCTGTTGAGAAACAGTTCAATCAGAGTGAGCGTAAGTTCACAATGCGTATGTCTAATATCGGCAGACCTTATTGCCAGTTATGGTTTGATAAGAACAAGCCAGAGGAAGGCATTGACATGCCCGCTAACTTCCTGATGAACATGATGATCGGTGACATCGTGGAAGCTGTCTTCAAAGGAGTGTTGACAGAAGCGGGTGTGGACTTCAGTGATGGATTCAAATCTACATTGACTGTTGGTAAGCACAAGATTGATGGCACTCATGACTTGATCATGGATAAGCGTGTAGATGATATCAAGTCTGCATCCCCGTGGTCATACAAGAACAAGTTCAAAGACTATGAGACACTCAAAGCTCATGACTCTTTTGGCTACATCGGTCAGCTTGCAGGGTACTCTAAGGCATTGGGTGTTGAACCCGGTGGTTGGTGGGTACTGAACAAGGCAACAGGTGAATTCAAGTATGTGTCTGCATGGGACATGGCTGTCGATAGGCAGGACATCTTGGATGAAGTAGAAGACAAGGCTAACAAGCTAGCTCAGAATAAGTTTGAGCGTTGCTTTGAACCTGTCGAAGAAACATTCCGTAAGAAACCAACCGGCAACAAAGTACTCGCAGAGGAATGTGGCTGGTGTAAGTATCGCTTCAAGTGTTGGCCCTCACTACAAGAGCTACCCTCGCTTGCATCACAGGCAAAAGAACCGCCCATGGTTGCATACATCGAGATAGCTGATGAGTATAAAGAGAAGCAAGACACGGAGTAATGCACTCAAGCATGGGTATCGTTCTGGGTTAGAGCATGTTGTACTGGACTCACTGAAGTCCCGTAAGTGTTCTGCCCAGTACGAGTGCTTCAAGATTGAGTGGGAAGATCTAAACTATCGGACATATACCCCAGACTTTTTATTACCAAATGGAATAATAATAGAGACGAAGGGCAGGTTCTTACCTGACGATAGAAAGAAACACCTATCAATCAAGAAGCAACACCCCGATCTAGATATCCGATTTGTATTTAGCAACAGTAATAGTAAGTTACGTAAGGGTGCTAAGACTACATATGCAGATTGGTGTACTAAGAATGGGTTCTTATATGCGGACAAGGATGTCCCACAAGAATGGATTGACGAGAGAAAAAAACCTGCTAAGCTAATGCCTAGTGAGTTTGTAAAATTTCCATTAGAGAAAATTAAAAGGTAGTTATACATGACAGACGAATCAAATCATTCATCATTCGCAGTTGCACTTACGCCTGAGTTTGATGAGCAGGGTAACTGGACAGGTGCAGTAAGTGCTACGCTTGAAGAAGATGTACGCAATGACCTGAACACGGATGAGCTAACACAGATCCGTAGCGTGTGTGGTATGATGGCGGCTTGCTTGCCATTGATGGAAGAGGATGAAGACTTCTTGGAATACATCAAGGGTTACTTCTCAGCTAACTACACACAGCTTATTGACGAGATCCTTGATGATGCAGAAGAGCAGGACAAGCCTAGTTTTGTACGCAGTAAAGATGGCAAGGTGATCACATTAGATTTCAATACGAAGACACATGGGAGTGCATGATGAGTGAGTCAGAGAGCATTGAGAAGATTCAATCTGTAGGTGATGTATTTGATGATGTCCTTGAGGATGAAGAGGATAGATTCTTTGATGAGGTAGATAAGCCTGAGCACTACAACTCTGGACTGATTGAAACCTTTGACTACATCTGTGATGTAATGCGATTCCTGCACCCGCTAGCCCCTATGTGGGGATGCCAGTGGCAGATACTCAAGTACTTAGGCACACGCCTATGGAGTAAGGGTGACCCTATCACCAATGCCAAGAAGGCACGATGGTATCTCAACAAGATGATTGAGATGATGGAAGAGACGGAAGGGAAACACTGGTAATGTCACAGGAAGTTGAAGTAAAGGTTGACTTAGAATTCAATGTGGATATAACTGAAGTTTCGCCCGGACAAAGGACAGAAGATGGCATCACAGAAATCGTTAGCGAAGTGCTCGATTCATGTGTCTATGACATTCCGGGTGCGGAACTTAAGCGGATCGGAATTGAAATTGAAGGACTTGATTAGTGGACTCTACAAAGTACAAGGGAATCGAGATAGATCTAGACAGAGATAAAGACCTGTCAGATCAGGCGATGGCCCTACTCAAAGATTATTACATGTTGGATAATGAACTGTATGCACAGCAGGCATTTGCACGTGCGGCAGTTGCATACTGTGAGGGTGATCATGCTTTTGCTCAACGGATTTATGACTATGCTAGCAAGCGTTGGTTTATGTTTGCTTCTCCGGTCTTGTCTAACGCACCCGGAGACGGGGAGGACATCAAGGGTCTTCCTATCTCTTGCTTTCTCACTTATGTTGGTGACAATCTGGACTCCCTTATTTCTCACAACGCTGAAGTTGCATGGCTATCTGTCAAGGGAGGTGGAGTCGGCGGTCACTGGTCTAATGTACGCCCTGTAAGTGACAAGGCACCGGGAGTGATCCCATTCATGAAGGTTGTTGACTCACAGATGACAGCCTACAAACAAGGCAAGACCCGTAAGGGTAGCTATGCCGCATACCTTGATGTATCTCATCCGGAGATCATTGAGTTCGTCAGGTTCAAAGATCCTACTGGTGGTGATGCGAACCGCAAATGCTTTAACTTGTTTAATGCAGTTAACATTACAGATGCTTTTATGGAGGCAGTAAAAAATGGAGAACAATGGGAACTACGATGCCCTAACTCGGGAGCTATCAGATCTACAGTCCAAGCTAGAGAACTGTGGCAAAGAATACTTGAAGCTCGCTTCAGAACAGGTAGCCCTTACCTCAACTTTATCGACACAGCCCAGCGAGGGTTACCGGATTCTCAAAGAGCACTTGGACTCACAATTAATGGCAGTAACTTGTGCAATGAAATCCATCTCGCTACATCTGAAGAACGTACAGCAGTCTGTTGCCTCTCCTCAGTCAACCTCGAAAAGTGGGACGAGTGGCGAGACACCAGAATGGTTCAAGACTTGGTCAGACTCTTGGACAACGTCCTTAAATTCTTTATCCGAAATGCTCCGGAAGAGTTAGAGAAGGCTAAGTTCAGTGCGTACATGGAGCGGTCCATCGGCTTAGGTGCGATGGGCTTCCATGGTTACCTACAGAACAAAGGCATTGCATGGGAATCTTGGCAGGCGGCTAGTGAGAACTACCAGATGTTCAAGAAGATCAAAGAAGATGCGGTGGAGTCAACACATGAACTCGCTAAGGAAAGAGGTGAAGCACCGGATATGGCAGGCACAGGGCGGCGTAATGCTCACCTACTTGCGATTGCTCCGAATGCTAACTCGTCTATCATATGTGGGTGCTCAGCGTCTATTGAGCCTATCAAGTCGAATGCATACACGCACAGAACACGTGCAGGTGCGCATCTGGTTAAGAACAAAGCGTTAGAGGAAGTGTTGGATGAGCACGGTGAGAACACTGAAAGCACGTGGAAAAGTATTATTGCTAGTGAAGGCTCTGTTCAGCATCTGGAGTTCCTTAGCGAGCAAGACAGACAAGTCTTTAAAACTGCATTTGAACTTGACCAAACGTGGGTTGTGGAGCATGCGGCTAAGCGACAGGAGTTCATCTGTCAGGGACAGAGCGTTAACTTGTTTTTCCCAGCAGGCTCACCGAAGCCGTATGTCAACTCTGTACACATCAAGGCGTGGAAGGAAGGTCTTAAAGGGCTGTATTACCTCCGCACAAATGCCGGTGTCAGCGCAGATAAAGTGGGTGCGTCAGTTGAACGTAACGCACTAAAAGATTTCACCTCAGACAGTGAAGGTGAAGAATGTATCTCCTGTCAGGGATAGCAGATGGCAAGAAAGAAACAATTACAGATAGCAATAGGACCAATAGAGCACGTGCCTTCAGATAAAGACAGAAGCTACAACGAGCTTGTGTGCTCCATCTGCCACTGCGAGTTCGACATTGAACTTGAGGGTGGCATTGATGGGTACCTAGGTGTACTGCCTGTGGCTATGTGTGCTATGTGCTACTCAGGATTAGATGAGTTCTTCACTCAGATGCATGGATGCTATGATGATGAACACGATGGATACGAGGATCACGATGAAGATTAACGGTATACACATGAATGCCAGAGGAAAGCCAGTAGATCGTTTTGATTTGGAAGATGCGATCATGAAAGCATGGCGCACAACGGATGACATTAAGGCTTTCTATACGTCCGCTGAGCACATGGATGAGGATCAGGTAATCAATGCCCTTATGGGGCTAGAGATCTTCGCTGAGATGCGCTTTAACGAGCTTTGGAATACATATGAACAATGCATTAACAACGGAGTATTTGATGACAGCACAAAACGTGGAGAAGAAATTGCTAGGGCTTTGGATGCGACTCCTCAAAGCTTCGGTCAAGAACAAATCTAGGAAGATAGCTAAGCTAGAGAGCAGGCTGATTCAGTTAGAACTGGAGAAGAAGAAATATGAGCATTGATTTTGATGAAGAGTTTGACCTAGTCAAAGCACTGCGTGAAGCGCAAGCACTTGAAATGGTTGAAGAAACTGATAATGGGTGGCAGACTAAGGTAGTACCTGATGCACTGTCACAAAGAGCCGCAAAAGAAATTGTTGAATTACGTCAACAGGTTAACGAACTTCGCAATAGATTGGCTAACAAAACGATTGACTAATTTC